CCATGTGATACCAGAACAAGGCAACTACAAAAAATGGTAACTGTGCATGTGCCGTGGAGTCCCAAAGCGGGTAGTATTCTCGTTTGGGATGAAATCACCATATCCATCGTAGAACGATTTGGGTTACCTGGGGACAAATACACCACAGAGTTAACAGACAGCTACATGAACTTTGTATTTAAGGATGAGCGCGAAGGACTTGTGTGTCAACTGTTGGTCAGCGACTACATATGAAAAATATCTTGATAGTCATCGCAGCGTTTATCGCTGTATTTTTGATTGTTATCGGCAATTGGGAATTTCCGTCTGGTAGATACTATAATTGCCGAGACCTAGACTTTCATCCAGATATCCCTCCTCAGGTCAGAGTAGAATGCAGGAAAATGATCAAAGAAAAACTAGATGAAGAACGCAAAAGAAATTCTGACACCACAGGATATATAACATGAATTCGTGGACTCTAACTGTTGAAGAAGGTGGCATACTGTCGTTGCCGCAGGATCTACTCGATGCTGCAGATTGGAAAGAGGGCGATTGTTTAAATTGGATTGATAATTACGACGGCACTTGGAGCCTTGTCAAAGAGGACTTGACAAATTTCATACATAAAGGTATAATAAACAATGAGCAAAATTAAAATCGCAGAGCTGTTCTACAGCATACAAGGTGAAGGACGCTATATGGGTGTTCCTTCTGTGTTTTTACGTACATTCGGTTGTAACTTTAAATGTGCAGGATTTGGTATGTCACGTGGTGAACTAAGTTATGAAGCCACTGACATAGCAGCCACACACACAATGATTAAACCATTTCAAACATACGGTGAACTTCCACTGGTAAGTACAGGCTGCGATAGTTATGCATCATGGATGCCAGAGTTTAAAGATCTCAGTCCAATGCTCACTACAGATGCAATAGCAGAACGCATCATGGAAATATTACCCTACAAGCGTTGGGAGGATGAACATCTAGTTATCACAGGCGGGGAACCTTTGTTAGGTTGGCAACGTGCTTATCCAGATCTATTGAATCATCTAAGTATGACAGGTCTTAAAGAAATTACTTTTGAAACCAACGGTACTCAAAAGCTAACTCCGGAGTTTAAAAAATATCTGCAAGAATGGTCACAGAATCCTCCTTTTGCCAGTAGAGAAGTCACATTCTCAGTCAGTGCCAAACTCAGTTGTTCAGGAGAACAGCCCAGTGAAGCCATACGTCCAGACATAGTCTGTGAATATCAAGAAGCTGGTCATGTATATCTCAAATTAGTAGTGGCCACTGAAGATGATGCCGAGGAAGCTCTGGAAGCTGTGGATATCTATCGTGCAGAAGGTTTCACTGGTAATGTTTATCTCATGCCTGTGGGCGGAGTTGAAACTGTCTACGCACTAAATAACCGTCGTGTAGCAGAACTGGCAATGAAACATGGACTGAGATACAGTGATAGACTGCAGGTACCGTTATTTAAGAATGAGTGGGGAACATAATGAATAAATGGATTGAAAAGTTATTTGGTATTGACAAGATCAGGGCAGAAGCAGAACGATCTATAAGTATCGCAGCCGAAGCTTCCGAAACAGCCAAAGCAGCCACAGAAGCTGCTGAACGTGCCACAGAAGCAGAAACGCAGGCCAAACTATCACCAAAAGAACGTGCAACACGTAAAAAAGAACCCTGGGTAGGTGTACTCGAAACGCACGTTAATAAAGATAATGTGCGTAATGGCTTTTTTGAGCTTGACTGGAACGACCTTTTTGTGTTAAAATTAAAGCAAGAGGGATACGGTGAAGACGGAGACAAGGACGAAGAAATTATAGATCGTTGGTTCCGTGAGCTGTGTGCCAATGTAGTAGTTGATGGTGATTTTGGCGGTCCTGTGAACACAGGCTTAATTGATATTAAAACAGTGAAGAAAGATAATCTATGAATTACATCTTAGTTGATACAGCAAACACATTTTTTCGTGCTCGTCACGTTATCAACGGTGACGCTGATATCAAACTAGGCATGGCATTTCACATTACATTAAACAGTATTCGAAAGGCATGGCAGCAGTTTGAAGGTAGCCATGTTATTTTCTGTTTAGAAGGTAGATCGTGGCGCAAAGACTACTATGCTCCTTACAAACGTAATCGTTCAGATGCTCGTGCCGCACATACAGAAAAAGAACAAGATGAAGAAAAAATCTTCTGGGAAGCATTTGACACATTCAAAGACTTTATCGCAGAAAAGACCAACTGCACTGTGCTACAAAATCCGCAGTTAGAAGCAGATGATTTAATTGCTGGTTGGATACAAACACATCCAAATGACAAACATGTGATCATCAGCACAGACACAGATTTTGTTCAATTGATCGCACCCAATGTCACGCAGTACAACGGTGTCATGGAACATGTTATCACGCATGAAGGAATTTTTGATGACAAAGGCAAGCCCATCATTGACAAGAAAACACAAGAGCCCAAGCCAGCCCCTAATCCAGAATGGCTGTTGTTCGAAAAATGCATGCGTGGTGATACCAGTGATAATGTCTTCTCAGCGTATCCGGGTGTACGTACTAAAGGTACAAGCAAAAAAGTGGGTCTTACTGAAGCGTTCGAAGATCGTAACAGCAAAGGATATGCGTGGAACAATCTCATGTTACAGAGATGGTCTGACCACAATGGTGAAGAACATCGTGTGCTAGAGGATTATGAACGCAATCGTCGACTGATTGATCTAAGTCATCAGCCCGATGACATCAAAGAGATAATTGTAAACACTATTACCACTGCTACTTCTGAACAAAAGAATGTGAGTCAAGTTGGTATAAGATTAATCAAGTTCTGTAATCTATGGGATTTGAAAAAGATTGCTGATCAGGCACAGAGTTATGCAGAACCACTCAATGCGAGGTATACAAATGAAACTCAAACTTTGTCAGTATGAAGACACCTGTGAAATTAAAACAGACACATGTTGGGAGAAAACAATGACAGACATACATGCTAAACCGATCATAGCGAATAAATTTTGGATTGTAGAAGAGAACGGTGAAAAGATTGCCACTCTAAGAAAAGATGATGATCAAAGATTTTTTATGAGCAATGAATTAGGTGTAACCATTTACGAAACCAAAGATAGCTTAACCAAACAGTTTGGTAAAAAGTTTTTCACTGTAAAGATTGTTAAAGAAGCTGACACCGCACTACCTAATGAAGTGCATGGATATGCTACCAGTGCCGAACCTCACAACGCCATGTTTGACATTCGAAAGAAACTTCCCCTATTCACAAAAAGCAGTGATTCGAAAAGTCTGTACTGTGCAGGTTACTACTGTATAAAATTCGAGAAAGGATGGGTCAAGAGCTTTTGTCCTAAAAAAATTACTCTTGAAAGATATGCTTACAAGGGACCGTTCAAGACTGATTTAGAAATGAAACAGGTATTGGCCAATGTCACAAAGTAATTTACCAGATACACTACCAACTATACAGAAGCTTATCCAACGTACTCAGGTAGCCGAACGCAGTCAACAAAAAGAAATACGTATCAGTTTGCAAGAAGCACGTGATCTGACCACAGAGTTGGCACTGATGACATCCAAATTAGGTCAAACTATCAGCGAAATACATCAAATGCTGGCAGTGATCAAAGAATCTACCACACAAATAGACGTTAAATTCGACGGCGGTCAGTTCTAAAAAAACATAAATATATACGTGGTTAATTAGGAACACGTATATGAGCAGACCCAAACCTAAAATTCTTTTAGAATATGCTAGTAAAGAAACCTACAAGGTCGAGCAGATCCTTGACTCGGAAGCTATCTGGGCTGTGTTCTATAACGGCCAACCGTTCAATCTCAAAAGCGGCAGTCTTGTAGCCAGCTACCCCGGACCAAAATACAAAAAAGTTTCATTTTCAAATCCTGGTCACGCACATAATCTTGCCAAAAAATTGAATAGGCTATTCAAGACCAAAGACTTTGCAGTTTTCAAACTCACCGCTGGCGAAGAGATTAAATGATATGAACAAAGATGCCTACACCAAGGCGTTCTTGCAGGCAGCAGAAATACCCGTCACTGAAAAAAATATCAAAGAATACAAAGCCGTATGGTGGTGGAGTTTTAGAAATAAAAAACAAGGAGGGTTGAGATTGACTGACCAGGCCTTGGAATTTATTGAAGAACATGCTAAAATTAAAACTTATAAGATAGAATTTCCCAAAGAATTTGCATTTACTCCACAGGTGCTGCTTTGGTTAGATAATTACATCGATTCACCATTTTTTGTCAATAAAAAACACATCATAGTAATGAAGGAAAAGGCCGCTTTTGAACTGTATCTACTCAGTGGTGATGTTAGAAAGCTAGGGCACAACAGAGCCATGAGCAAAAGACTTAGCCAAGAATCCACCCCCGAATAATCCCCCTGTATAAATATTTTCACTATGTTTGACCTTAATCCAATGGACGTACTACAACAGCGCAAGCTGAAGACTGTGGCTCCACATTTTACTGCATTGAATATTTCAGATTCTGAAATATTTGAAGGCATTGAAGACTGGATCAAAGTCAAACTCAAAGGCAGATATTATATCTGTAAAAAACCTGCTCTGGACAAGAGTGGCAATCTCAGATCCGCACACTTTGTAGGATTTGAAGATCAAAAAGAATTGACCTATTTCATGCTTGCATGCCCACACCTAAGGAGAAACTAATGTCAGAAGAAGTTAAAGATCAAGTAGTTGAGACACCAGCCGAAGCAGCGCCTGCGGCAACAGATACACCAACAGCACAAGGTCCTGATTTAAATATCAGCGATCTGCTAGCTGTAAAAAATATCATCGAAGTTGCAACAAGCAGAGGAGCGTTCAAAGCAGCAGAATTGGAAGCAGTTGGTAAAAGTTTCAACAAACTAAATGCCTTCCTTGAAGCTGTATCTAAAAAGGAAGCCTAAATGAGAAGCTTAAAACACATAGGAAGGATTCAAAACACAGGTGCCAAGGTGCTAGTGGTGTTTAGAACTCTGCCCGGAGAGTCAAACATGGCTCTGGTATTACCTGTAGCGCAGTTGCCAGATCAATATCATGATTCAATCATGACTTTGGTAGAAACCGATCAAGCTCAAGACGCATTTGAGTTTGGCGAAATCATGCACATCCGGCCGTTCCAGGATGGCAGACCCATGCTGCGAGCCATGCAGGCAGATAATAGATTGGTAAAAGTGGCCACAGATACCGTGATGATGACTCCTACAACCAACGACACTGTGCTGTTGGCTAATCTTAACACGCTGATTGCGGAACAGAAAAACTGCACAGTAGACGATTTATGCACATTTGTATCAGGTGCTCCAGCCGCTAAGGCCCAAGTCACTGATGTAGCTTCAGTAAATGACACAGCACCCGCAGTTGATTCAGATATTCCTGCACCTATCAGAGCACAGGCTAATACCAACGCTGCACTTAGTGACAAGGATCTAGCAAAATCATATCGCAGTCAAGCTGATGCCATGTACAAAGAAGCGGCAAGATTGCGTAAAGAAGCAGAAGATCTCGACCCTACAGTCAAGAAGGTTAAAAAGGCAGAAGAAACTGTCGATGCCTAATCCGCTATTCAAACCTCCGCGCCACCTTGTAAAAGAATGGCCGGAGGTTTTTGAAGATCTCTATATGAATAC